TTTCTACTACCAAGATTAAACTCTTGCAATTCTTTTCTCATAAAAGGAGTTGTATCTTTAGATTTAACTCTTTCATCATATTCAAGTTTTGTTAATCCAGATTTAGAAAGCTCACCATTTTTTTTAAGTTTTGGTATTACTTGTTTTACATCAACCCACCTAGGTTTAAAAGTATTATGAACTTCATTTACTACTTCTTTCTTTCTTTTGTTTAAAGAACTAAGAAGTAAAGTTGCGTTCTTTTCATCAAACAAAAACCCATTCATTTGTTGATCTTGTAAAACTTTACAAGTATTGTGCTCTAGGTCAATGCATTCTTTATCAAAACCTTTACCATCTAATCTTAATTTTTGTAAAACTTTCTTATTTAATTTAACATCTTGAATACAATAGTCTAACATTTCCTGACTAAATTCTGTAAAGTTAGGAGACTTAGACTTAGGGCAGTTGAGTTTCCATCCCCACTTCTCTAAACTATGACCACCTTCTCGTGTTGGGTGGAGTAATCTTGATAGGGTCAAGGTATCAAGAATTGTAGCATGTTTATAGAGGGATACATGCTTTAGTTTATGTATCATAGGAATATCAAAACCGATAATGTTGTGACCAACTAATTTATCAGCTGATTTTAAAAACTCAATGCCCTCGTCTATTTGATTTGGATCAAAAGAATACACGTTATCAGCTTCATCTATTGCAACAATACACCAAATTTTAGTAGCAGGTGGATGAACTTCCATGTTTCCTGTTTCCATATTTTTAGAAGTAAACTCCCAAAGTAATCCGTCTGTTTCAATATCAAAAACTAATTCCATTATATTCTCCTAAAAAGCAGTTAAGCTATCTTCCTCTGAGTTAAACTCAGTATCAAAATGTTCAGATAATCTACCTGTTTCTTTATCATAAATTAAAGAAGTAGCCATACCCACATCACCTGTGTATCTTGATTTAAGTACACGTAATTTTGTAGTCCTAGCTTCTTCAGGGTCGTCTGATTGTTGGTTTCGTTCTAATGCAATAACACAATCAGATAACTGACCAATGCTATTAGAGCCCCGAAGATGTGAGAGACTTACTTCAATACCATTCTCGTGTCCTTTGTTTCCATCGACACGTCTAAGATGTGATACAAGAATTAACCCTGCACCTGTCTCTTCAACTAAACTTCTAAGTCTAGTCATAATATTATCAATAGCTCGTCTCTCATCTCCTTCTGCAAGGGCACTCACCAGCATATGCAAATGATCTACGACCACCCACTTACAATCACAACCAACAATTAAGTATCTTAATTTTGCAAAGATATCATCAATTTCATTTGTTCCAAAATGAGCATGAATAAATACTTTATCATTTGAAAATATTTTATCAAACATATTCATTAAAGTATCCTCATCAAACTTCTCTCGTTCTTGGTCAACATACAATCTAGCATTGGCTTCAATTGAAAGAACACCATCAACTGTTCGTCTCCAATCTTCTTCTAATGCGATGATACCTACGTTGTCCTGTGTTTGTTTTACAAGCCAATGTTCAAGCTCTCTAGTAATACTAGATTTACCTAGTCCTGTACCCCCTGTAAGAGTTACAAGCTCACCTTGTCTCAAGCCATAAAGTTTTTCATTTAACCCTTGCCAAGGATACGGTACACTCTCTTTCTTTTCTCTGTTTAAAAATTCTTTTTTCTTTTCAGATACTCTGATTATTCCACTGGGAGTATAAAGTTTTGCATCCCACCAAGCACTTGTAAATTGTTGATAACTACCCTTCATCAACATATCATTAGCATCCTTGTATCCATTTGGAAGGGTTACGATCTTAGCTTTGCCGGGTTTAAGTATTGTTGCTACTTTCTTAGCAGCTTCTTGTCCTTGTTTATCTTTATCAAAACAAAGAACAATGTTATCAAAACTTTCTACGTACTCTAAGTTTTCTTTAATATCTTTAACAGCAGAAGATGCACCTCGGATAATAGAAACGACAGCCCACTTACTACCAAGTAGTTCGTAAGCTGCCATAGCATCACACTCCCCTTCGGTTATGGTTAAGTATTTCCCACCACCTTTAAAAAGTTGTTGTCCAAATAAACCTACTCCATTAGGAGATACATCAAAGGAAAACTTCTTATCTCTAACATATCTAACTTTATTAGAAGTTAATTCATTATTAATATACAATGGATAGATATGTTGAGCTAATTGTCCTGCACTATCATAAACAACTTTAACTCCATACTTCTCGGCTGTTTCTTTAGCAATGTTTCTATCTGAAAGTTTTGCAAAGACACCTCCATGAGCATTAAGTTCTCGAACTGTTTCTGTTACTTTTGATTTAATATTATTAGAATTTGTATAACTAGAATTATTTATACCCTTGGGAAAGAATTCATCACAGCTAAAACATTTAGCTGATCCATCCTCATTAACTGATAAAGCATCACTACTCTGACACGCTGGACAGGGCTGATGATACTTAATAAATTTCAAATTTTGTTCCATGTTTGACCCTAAAAAAAGCTAGGCATCTAAATAAATAGACACCTAGCATGGAGATAATTACGAAGTTTCAGAATTCTCGCTAGATTCTTCTTCAACTTCAGTTTCAGATTCAACTATTGCTTCGTCTCTACCTTTGAGTAACTCTTCCAAGTTAGCTCTATGAGTACGACTAGCAAAGTCTAAGGCTTCAATGATTACCTGAAGGTTGCCAACCTTCTGAACAATAACAGTTGCTTCTTGCTTTGCTTCATTATCACTAATGTTATTGACATCATAGTTAATAGTAGTTTCATCATTATTAATTGTAATAATCATTAAAACTCCTCCCCACCTTCGAGGGCTTCAAACTCTGCACCATCACTAGACTTGTATTGAACTAAGTCTAATACTTGCATAGCTTGAAAGTCTAAACCTTTAAAGTCCCCAAACTTATTTGAAACTTCCCACTCATTATATTGAATCTTAACTCGTGATCCGTTTCCAACAAGCTCATCTAATGGAACTTTGTTAGTATCAAGAAGTAAAGGTGCTTTTCGAACCATTCCATTTGGTCCGTTTACTTTACGCTTGAAATTTAAAGAACGACCAACAACTTCATCGTTGACTGTCAAAGTTTTCACCCTGAATCCACGACTTTCAAAGTCATTAGCCACCTCATCACTTACTACTAAATCAACTGTATACACAGGCTCAAACTTAGTGTTAGGTGTTGTTACATTAGCCCAGTAGGCTACTCCTTCTTGTATTGCCATATTTTTCTCCTTGTTTTTGGCTTTATTGCGAAACTAATTATACAGGCTGACAATCTTTTTGTCAACCCCTTTATTTAAAAATGTCATTAAAATTTAAAATAGAATTTTCTGTTAAGACAACTCGAAACTTATCTTCTATTTTATCTACAGTATATCCAAGTTTATTAGAATAAAATTCTTCATAATTATTGTCTATATATTGAGTAAAAAAACGATACTCATCTTTGGTTAGTTCTCTACTATATTGTTCCCTTTCGTATATATAATTCATGCAACCTCCTGTGTTGTCCACCAAGTAGGCTTAGTTCTATTGCGTTCCCATTTGGCATAGTGTTTTTCGTTAATGCAGTAATCACGATAAGCAACAATAGCATCCTCATTTTTATACTCCTCGGGCATAGCCTGTGCTAGTGGTGTTAAACTTGTATGTGTGATGTTGTCAGGCATCTTACTTAATGGTTCTTCTAGCTTGACCACACTCGCATGTTTCCTACCATACCTGTACTCATACTCCAAGCCTAGTGCTAGGAAGTGTCGATACAACCATGAGTAGTTAGAGCTAGATTCTCTTGCCCAGATTGTGCATGGATGATTCCAGTATGCACGTTTGTAAAGTCCTACACTATCTGCATACTCATCACCATCAAGTTCTCGGTGTGCTGTGCATAACATCTGTGCTGTTTCTAGTGGCATCTTGACTAACATCTTATCAGGCTGTGCTTCTGCTGATATAGTAGGACACTCATCAAAATAAAATATGTTCACTTATCATCCTCAATATTAAATGCTTCGTTGGTATGCATTAACAAATCTGCCATAGCATGAGCATCCATAATATCAATACCACCATACTCAAACAAACTATTCACACCCCACTTAGCTTTATCATAGTTCTTTTTAATCCATTCCAAATTTCTTTCTGGAATTTTTACTGTTATCATTTTCTGTTTCATTATTCCTCCTCAAGTTCATTTAAAAATTCATCAACTCTTGTTGCTACCCAATCAGGTACATCACCTATATTTTCTTCAGTACCATCTTCCCAAACGATACCTATATTCCATGCTGTTATTTTCATTTACCTTGCCCTCGATATTTTTTGAAGTTGCTTTTCTTGTTCTTGTTCATGGTAGAGAAAGCAACATTACCTCTAC